GTGATATTTTGTATTTCTCGTAAGATTTTATAGTAACAAACACTCAAGCAATTCCCACAAACTGCGTATTTTCTTGGTTATTGGAAGTCAATCGCAAACGACAACTCCCCCAAGTTATCGTATATTGCAATATCGCCAAGATAGAAGTCAACAAAGGTTTCCCTAAGTATCGCTATCACAATTCCTTATATTTGAACCCAATTTCACTATTATCCCACATGGTGGCTACTGACACCCCAGGGGGTAGACTACTGTAGGCAACTGTGGTTAGTTTGTCGTCAAACCATAACCGGTCAACATCCTCCCAAGAGCTGTGCTGAACTACCCCAACTTTGATTTTCCGAAGCGCTTTATTAAGCTTGTTCTTAAATCCTTCGAAAGCTTCCTTTCCGTGACCGTGAGCTTCAAGCAGGGCTGTGTATGAAGTTGCGTCCATTGAGTCTCGCAAAGAGAGACCTTTGTGTTTCCATTGCACAATTTCTTCAACTACATTCCAATCCAACGGAGCAAGCCACATTCCAATATGGAGTGGGTGTTGAAGAAACCCTCTTTTCAAGAACGTATTTTCTGTAAGCAAACCGACCTTTGCTTCTTCTAATTTGCTTGCATCCGTAGCAACTATTCCGTACTCCCCCAAGTATTGAATAATTGTTTGCGGATTGAAAACTTTAATATACTCATCGCTCACCGCTGCAATTAAGTCATCTCCATAAACTGCAATGTAAGTGTGATTGAAGAATTCACTCCACAACTCGGAGCGACGTGTATACGCATGGTCCTTTGCCAATTTTTTCCAAGCCAAACCCAAATATAGCAAATTGACAATTGAGTTAATTATAGCAGTGACTGCCGCTCCAGAGGGACTACCACTCATTTGCTGGTAAATAGTTCCTTGGGCTATGTGCAAACTGTTTATCACTTCTTCACCCATAGTTTCCAACTCGACAGGATCAATGTCTGCAACATTTGCCATTGTCCACCGCGCCATGATGCGGAAAGCTGCCTCTCCCAACACGGCGTGGAATCCAGGACCAAAATTACTATAGTCCAGAGAAAAGACATTCGTTGCAGTGACACTATGGAGTTTATGGGCAAGTTTACTCCACTCTGGCCCAAGTGGATTAAGACCAACAGCAATTCGATTGACTAAACGATTATTCATTGTTGCAGCGCAAAAATGAAGTAAATTTTGTCTCATTGCTATTGTGAAATCTACT